GGCAAGAAAGGTTCTGTGTGGTGGAATGAGATTTTGATATATGGTGCAAAGATTAAAGAAATATTTGTAATGAGTAGAGTTGCTAAGGATTTGGATTGGAGTGTCACAGAAAGAGGTAAACTTGAAAAACTTGCCTCACTAGCGACTGGTAATGACCCAATCACCGTTGGAACTCCTACAAAATATCGTAAGTGGTATACAGATAGGAAAGGAGTTTTTGATGATGTTTAGGGAGTGGAATAAAATATAATGAGAACACAATTACTATGTACATTTACTAATATAAACGATTTAAATGAAATAATTGATATTATTATTTCGTGCAATACTATAATGTATGATAAAATATATGTATTTCAGAACGAAGAGGATAAAAATCAATTAGTATGTACGTATAATGTAGAATATGATGATGATTTTATGGAAGGTATTCCAGATACAATTTCTCTACATAGAAAAAAACAAACCAATACACTTTATACAATCAATGCATTGAATGATATTATACGAGAATTAAATAATGGGGTTTTAGATAAAACGTATATTGTACCTTGGGAGAATTATAGAAATTCAATTTTATTAAATAATGAAAAGGGTTTAGTGAGAATAAAAACAAAAATTTATAAGATAGTGAATATTACAGAGTGGGGAACAACAGAATAGGTTATAGGAATTTTGACGGATTTATTTTATCCTGATTACATACAACATCAGAACTTAGTTAAGGAACACGAAGATTTGGGAAAAATCTATGCTCAACCGATGGCAATTTGGTTGGGTAGAGATAGATACCATAAATTGAAACGTGTGCCTTCAAGAATTCAACGGTTGTTAAAAAGAGCAAAAAATAAAACAGTTGTATTTGTAATATATTCTATTCCGAATAGAGATATTAGTGGAAGACATTCTATGGGTGGAGAAGAAGATGAAGAGTCTTATTTAAAATTTATAAATGAGGTTATTGAAGGGATTGGTAATCATTCACCAATAATAATATACGAACCAGATGCTTTATGTGATGGTGTTAAATTAACTAAAAAGAAATCACAACAACGAATAAAGTTGATGCAAACTTCACTTAAATTATTGACTAACACAAATGCTAAAATTTATATAGATAGTGGACATCCAAACTGGTTGAAAGTAAGTGAAGTATGTTCGTTACTAAAAAGGTTTAAAAAAATACCATATGAGGGATTTATATTGAATTGTTGTAACTTCGTAGATACTGATTCGTGTGTAGAATATGGTACGGAGATAAGTAAATACATTGGTAAGAATTTTGTTATAGATACATCAAGAAATGGGTTAGGATATACTGGAAATATATACAATCCAACAAATATAGCAATAGGTGAGTATCCCACATTGGATACAAAAATTAAAAATTGTGATGGTTTCTTATGGATGAAACCATTAGGAGAGTCGGATGGTAAGGTTAATGGTACGCCTAAGGCAGGCCGATTCAGTTTAAAATATGCTTTAAAAATCATTGAAAATAGTAAAAAAATAAATGTATTTAAGTAATATATATGATATTTATATGTGAATATGGTTACTTCGTTATTACGAATTACCATTGATAAATACAAAATAATAAATAAAACATACATATAGGAGATTAACAAATGGACTTAGATAAAGTCAAGCGACGTTTAAATCAGTTACAAACATCAACACAAAGAACTTCAAATCTTTGGAAACCACAACCAGGAACACAACAAATTAGATTAGTACCTTATAAATTCAATAAGGATAATCCGTTCATTGAATTGTTTTTCCATTATGATCTAGGAGGCAAATCCCATTTATCCCCAATTAGTTTTGGTCGTCCCGACCCCGTTGAGGAGTTCGCACAGAAATTAAAGGCATCAGGTAATCGTGATGATTATCGACTTGGTAAAAAACTCGAAGCAAAAATGAGAACTTTTGCACCAGTGATTGTTCGAGGTGAAGAATCACAAGGTACAAAGTTTTGGGGCTTCGGTAAAACAGTTTATCAAGAAATACTCTCTGTCATCTCAGACCCAGATTACGGTGATATTACAGACCCAGTAAGTGGTCGTGATATTACAGTTGAATTTAAGACTGCAGAAGAAACAGGAGCATCATTCCCATCTACCGCAATCCGCGTTAAACCAATACAGACACCAATAAGTGAAGATAAGAATATTCTTGAAAAGGTAGCAGATACCCAGAAGGATATTACTGAAATTTATCAGGAAAAGACTTATGATGAACTTACGGAAATTCTGAATAATTGGTTAGAAGGACGAGAAGATGATCCAGCAGAAAACACTACAAAGTCAGTAACTACGGCACAGTCTGTAGAATCTGCTAAGAGTGTAGAGAATGTTTCAGAGGCCTTTAACGAACTTTTTGATAAGTAAAACTGATTGGAGAAAATATGTCAGTTAGAGACGAATTGGCAAATGTATTAGCCGATAGTTTAAACAAACAATTCAAGGATATGAAAGTAGCATATTTCTTGGACGGGTCTGATACAACACCCACAGATATTAAAGAATTTATATCAACAGGTTCGACTATGTTGGACTTGGCAATTGCTAATAAACCAAATGGTGGTATTGCGGTAGGCCGTATTACTGAAATTAATGGTTTAGAATCAAGTGGTAAATCTTTAATCGGAGCACACATACTTGCAGAAACCCAAAAGAAAGGCGGAGTCGCTGTTTATATAGATACAGAGAATGCCGTTAGTGAGGAGTTTTTGAAAGTATTAGGAATAGATACATCACAGTTACTTTACTTACAATTACAAACTGTAGAAGAAATTTTCCAGGCAATCGAGGAGATTGTTCTTAAGGTGAGAGAGGCTGAAAAGGATAGACTGGTTACAATATTAGTTGATAGTTTGGCTGCTGCTTCCACACAAGTAGAGATAGACGCAGATTTCGAGAAAGACGGTTGGGCAACTTCCAAAGCGATTATTATATCAAAAGCTATGAGAAAGATTACCCAGATGATTGGTCGTCAAAGAATAGCACTTGTCTTTACAAATCAACTACGAGCGAAACTTGGAGTAATGTTCGGAGATCCTTGGACAACTTCAGGTGGGAAAGCTCTTCCTTTTCACGCTTCTACTCGAATTCGATTAAAGAATAAAGGTAGAATAACAGACACCAAGAAAAATGTATTGGGAATGACAATACTGGCACAAGTTGTTAAGAATAGACTTGGGCCACCTTTAAGACACGCCGAATTTCCACTATATTTTGAAAGTGGAATTGATGATGTGGGTTCTTGGTTAGAAGTAATGAAAAAACATAAGTTGGTAAAGTCTGCAGGAGCTTGGTATACATATACCGATGTTGCAGGTGAAGAATATAAATTTCAATCTAAAGATTTTCTTAAAATATTAGAAGAAAACTCTTTGAAGGATGAGGTTTATGATAGAATTTGTGATAAAGTAATTCTTAAGTATGATATAAAAGATATGGATGAATCTGAACTCGTGAAAGAAGAAGTAGAGGGAGATGAATAATCGATATTTCAGCATACTTGAAGAAATTAAGAAAAAAGGCGGTAAACTAGATGATGGTCACTTCAATGATAAAGTACTTATTATAGATGGTCTGAATACCTTTATAAGAGTATTCAGCGTTATGCCAACTCTCAATGATGACGGAGCTCACATTGGGGGAATAGTTGGTTTTCTAAAAAGTATAGGTTACGCGATTCATCTATTTAATCCCACCCGAGCCATTATAGTATTTGATGGTAAGGGTGGGAGCACCCGCCGTCGTAAGTTATTTCCAGAGTATAAGGCAGGACGTAAAGTTAAAAAGAAACTTGTTCGCTCGTATGATTTTAATACACCAGACGAAGAACGACAAAATATGCTTGTGCAACTTCAACGAATTGTAGAATACTTAGAATTATTACCAGTTTCAACACTATCAATCGATAATATTGAGGCAGATGACACTATTGGTTATTTATCTAAACAAGTTTTTGATAAAAGTAAGATTACTATTTTATCAACCGACAAGGATTTTTTACAACTTGTAAATCATAGAATTAAAGTATATTCACCCACTAAAAAGAAAACGTATGATAGAGAAACTTTGATGGAAGAATATGGAATACCATCTAAGAATTTTTTAACATACCGAATATTAGAAGGTGATAAATCAGATAATATACCTGGAGTTAAAGGTGCAGGATTAATTACAATCAAAAAGAGATTTCCAGCTATAGTAGATAAAGACAATTATGTTTCATTAAAAGACATAGTTGAATATTCTGAAAAACATAAAGATGAATTAAAGTTATATGAGAGTGTTGTTGTTTGTAAGGAACAATTAGAACTCAATGATAAATTAATGCAGTTAAAAAATGTAGATATTTCTGGAAATGCTAGAATGAAAATATTATCAGGAATAGAAAAACCAATTACAGAATTGGTGAAATATAAATTTGAGACGATGTTTTATGCAGATAAGTTGTTTACATCTTTACCAAATTTACAAGGATGGTTAGCACAAAATTTCACACAATTGAACAGATACGCAAGGATGAGTCATGGGAAGAAAGCGTAAATACTTTACTTCAACGGAACAACACGACGCACAGAAGCGCTGGCAAATGGAACATTATGAGCGTAATAGGGAAAAACTGCAAAAATTGGCCAGAGAACGGTATAAAAAGAAAAGACACCAAGAAATTGAAGAAACTTTGAGAAACGGATTGTATGGTGAAGAAAAAATATAATAATGCGTGTAAATTATGAAGTATTACAGAATTTTGTAGACATAGATGATTTAGAATTAAATTATCACAGAGTTACAAATGATATAAATTCTATTGATATAGAGGACGGTATTGAATGGATTTTCAAATACTATAGAGAAAAGGGATTTCCACATTATACTGTACGAGAAGAAGAAAAAAATTCACATATAAATTCATTGAGAAAATTTGATTCGGATAGTATTTTTATTGATAATCAAATACAACAAACTATGCATGGTTTGAGATTGGCTTGGAATTATTTTCCTCATTGGGTAGATGTTCAATGTGGAAATTCTAAAATGCCACCTATTGGATATTTCAATGATGATGATTTACTCAAAACAATAATTAGAAAAACTTGGAAGTATGAAGAAAAACACGGTAATAATAAATTTACAGAAAATCGTTTTAGACAGAGTTTAAAATTATATCAAGGTTCTCAAGCAGTGAGTAATTTTAGACCAAGTGCAGCAAAAGTTATTTATGAGAAGTTTGGTGGTGATGGAGTGATACGAGATATGAGTTGTGGTTGGGGTGGACGATTGATTGGATTTTTAGCATCAAAAAACACTAAACATTATATCGGTACAGAACCATCAACAAAAACATATGACGGGTTGTTAAAAATGAAAAAAGAATTTTCATATTTGGGAAAACAAATAGATATATATAAACAAGGAAGTGAAGACTTTATTCCAGAAAAAGAATCAATCGATTTATGTTTNACTTCNCCACCTTATTTCGATACCGAAAAATATTCGGATGAATCAACACAAAGTTTTAAAAAATTCCCATCCGAGAACGAGTGGGTTAATGGTTTTTTAAAAAAGACCATAAAAAATTGTTATTACGGATTGAAGAAAAATGGTTATATGTTAATTAACATTGCAAATACACCAAAATATAAATTCATAGAGAAAGAAACAGTAAATATATCAAGTGAGATTGGGTTTATAAAAGAACCTACTGTAGATTTGATATTATCAAGTGTGGCTGGTAAAGGAATAAAAACTGAACCAGTATTTGTATTCAGAAAGGGCAATAATGGATAGTAAACTAATCAACGGAAATAGTTTAGAAGTTTTAAAAGATTACGATGATAATTCAGTAGATTTACTTTGCACAGACCCACCATACGGATACGGATTTATGGGTAAAGATTGGGATCAGACACTTCCACCACGAAAGATTTTCGAGGAATGTTTAAGAGTATTGAAACCAGGTTCATTAGCATTTGTAATGAGTGCACCAAGAAGTGATGTTCAATACAGAATGGCACAGATGTTAGAGGAAGTTGGATTTAATGTGAGTTTCACACCAATATATTGGACATATGCTACAGGATTTCCAAAGGCTATGAATATTGGAAAAGCAGTTGATAAGAGATTGGGTGCTGAACGAGAGGTTATTGAAACAAAAAAATATACAAGGAAAAATGACGCCAGTTTCGCCTACACAGATGGTAATAATAGGTCTGAACCATTTAAAGCTGGTGAACATGAATATGATATTACAGAACCATCATCAGACAAAGCAAAAGAGCTTGATGGTTCATATGCAGGTTATCAACCAAAACCAGCAGTAGAAGTGGTGATTGTGGCAATGAAACCATTAGAACAAAAAGGTTATTTAGACCAAGCACTTGATAATCAAAAGGGAGTAACTTGGTTAGATGATTGTAGAATACCATTTGCAGGTATGAGAGATAAAGAACAGTTTGATAAAGATAATGTTGCTGCTATGATGAACTTTGATGGGAAATATGAAAAAGGTGAAGGTAAGATGTATGAAGGTGGATGGGAAAAACCAAATAGAGAAGGATTATCAAGAGGAATACAAGCATCAAGAAAAACCACAAAGAGAAAACCGCGTGAAGAAAATACAGTATTTAAGACAAGTGGATTTAAGAGTGAAGATAATGATACAGCAGATGCATCACCAATGGGTAGATTCGCAGCTAACTTACTTGTTCAAGATGATGTGTTGAATAATGGAAAAACAACAAAATCAACTGGTGGTAGGTCTTATCAAAATACTAATGATATGTATAGTGGCGGTTGGAAACATAAAGATGGGGGTTTATCAATAAATCCTGGTAAAGGTGATGAAGGTTCATTCTCCAGATACTACGACTTAGATGCTTGGTGGGAAAGTAGAATACAAGAATTACCATTAGATGTTCAAGCAACATATCCATTTCTGATTGTTCCAAAAGCAAGTAAGAGTGAGAAGAATAAAGGGTGTGAGGGTATGGAAGAAAAAAATGGTGGTAATTATGTATTCAGAAATCCAGAGGATACTGGTAGAAATGATACAGAAGGACAATCACAGATGGGTGGTTATACACAAAAGAGAACCAATTTCCATCCAACAGTAAAACCAATCCAACTATTCAGTTATTTAGTAACACTTGGTAGTAGAAAAGATGATGTAGTGTTAGACCCATTCATGGGTAGTGGAACTACACCAATAGCTTGTGTAACATTAGATAGAAAATACTTGGGAATAGAGAGAGAAGAAGAATATTTTAAGATTGCCGAAGCGAGAGTAGAGAAGGCAAAAAATCCAGCAAATTTAGTTAAACACGAGTTCTTTTAATATGTCAGATACATTAATACAATTCGGACACTCATTCCAAAAGAAAATAATAGTATTATTATTATTCAATAGACGTTTTTTACAAACTATTAGTGATATTATTTTATCAGAATATTTTGATTCTGATGCAGATAAGTGGTTAGTTAGATCTATTAAGAAGTATTATGAAAAATATAAAGTAGAACCTACATTAGAAGCATTGAAAATACAAATAGATGATATTTCTTCTGAAGTGTTGAAAAAATTAGTAATAGATAATTTAAGAGAGGTGTTTCAACATCGAGAAGCTACAGATTTAGTATTTGTGGAAGAGAAAATTTTAGAATTTTGCAAGAATCAGAATTTAAAACAGGCAATTATGGATTCTGTGGATATGCTAGAGCGACATGATTATGATGGAATAAAAACAGTTATTGATGTAGCTATGAAAGCTGGGACTACTAAAGATTTAGGACATGATTATGTAGAGGGATTAGAAGAAAGATTAACTCAGTCTACTAGAGAAACAGTACCAACTGGATGGGAAATTATTGATGAAATAATGTCTGGAGGACTAGGTAAGGGTGAGCTTGGAGTTTTAGTTGCACCAGCGGGTATTGGTAAGACTTGGATGTTACAGAGGATAGCACATCATGCGTTATGTATTGGAAAAAATGTTTTACATTATACATTAGAATTAAATCAATCTTATATAGGATTAAGATATGATACTATATTTTCAGGCATACCAACGAGTGAAATAAAATATCAAAAGGAAGCCGTTAGAAAAGCTTTGGAAAACGCTAAAGGAAACTTATTAATAAAATATTTTCCAACTAGGTCTGCGTCAGTACAAACATTGAATTCACATATGAAACAAGTAGAATTAAGTGGCATAAAGCCAGATATCGTTATAGTAGATTATGCAGATATTATGAAAGATATTAGTGGTGGTGCAGAGTTAAGACACCGATTGGGAAATATATATGAAGATCTACGAGGATTAGCGGGGGAGATGGAAATACCTATATGGACTGCATCACAAGCTAATCGTTCAGCGTTAGAAGAAGATGTGATTGATGCCAGCAAAGTTGCAGAGGCATATAGTAAAGTTATGACTTCAGATTTTGTTGTAAGTCTTAGTAGGAAGATTGAAGATAAGGCGTCAAATACTGCCAGAGCTCACGTGATTAAAAATAGATTTGGTATAGATGGTATAACATATCCATGTACTATGAATACACATACTGGGTTAATAAATGTTCATAGACCTTTATCAAAAATGGGAGTGGAAGCTTCTAAGAAAATGAAAAGTTCTGAAGATTTTATGAAACAAACCGCACGAAATGCATATAAAGTATTAGTTCCAGATGCACAAAAAAGTAGTGAAGAAAAAACTTCTGATAAAAACTTAGATGGTTTTGAGTAATTTTACAAAATACATAATTATATTTTAATATATATTGTATTTATTATTGGCGATAGGTAAAAAATTTTTTAATATTGGGGAAGAAATTTTTCCCTACTTTTAATGGGAAAAATATTTTGGGAAGAAAAAGAATATACCAAACCAAAAAAGAGCAGTTAGTTGCTAGGCGAACACGACAAAGAAGATATTATTGGAAACATAGAGAATCAATTCTTGAAAAAAAGAAGAAGGTTTATTGGTTAAAGAAATATAAAGGATATGAGGAGTTGTAGTGGAAAAATTTAAGTTATCGGAAAATTTTATAAATAAGTACAAGAGGAAAAGACCACCTTTTGGTTTTAATGGTTTAGGTGAATTGGTTTATATGAGAACCTATTCTCGTATTAAAGAAAACGGTAAAAATGAGAGATATTGGGAAACCATTAAACGGGTTGTAGAGGGAACATATTCAATGCAAAAGAATTGGATTGATCAACATCAACTTGGTTGGAATGCTTGGCAAGCTCAAAAGTCAGCTCAAGAAATGTATGATAGAATGTTTAGTATGAAATTTTTACCACCAGGACGTGGGTTATGGGCAATGGGAACTGCTATAACAGAAGAAAAGAATCTTTATGCTGCTCTTAACAATTGTGCTTTTGTATCTACTAAAACACTAAAAGAAGATTATTCAAAACCATTCTGTTTCTTAATGGATGCCAGTATGTTAGGTGTAGGAGTAGGATTCGATACCAAAGGTGCAGGTGAGATTATAGTAAAGGGTATAAATAGAGATAGAAATGAAGAAATATTTGTGATACCTGATACAAGAGAGGGTTGGGTAGAATCTTTACGATTATTATTAGAGTCTTATTTTCACGCAACGGCACCTGTTACATTTGATTATACAAAGGTTAGGCCTGCGGGTGAACCAATAAAAGGTTTTGGTGGGGTATCAAGTGGACATGAACCATTAGAAGAAATTCACGAAGAAATTAGAAAAGTATTAGAGGTTAATTCAGGCGAACCAATTACCATAACTACAATTGTTGATATAATGAACCTTATTGGTAAATGTGTCGTGGCAGGGAACGTAAGACGAACAGCAGAGATTGTGTTCGGTGATCCAGACTCAGAAGAATACTTAGATTTAAAAAATTATAAAGTAAATCCACACCGTGAAAAATTTGGATGGACTTCAAACAATTCAGTATTTGCAGAACTTGGTATGGATTATAATGAGGTATGTAAAAGAATTACAGACAATGGTGAACCAGGATTAGCTTGGTTAGATAATATGAGAAGTTATTCACGAATGAAAAATGGTAAAGATAATAAAGATCATAGAGTGTCTGGTGGAAATCCTTGTCTTGAACAATCACTTGAATCATATGAGTTATGTTGTTTAGTAGAGACATTTCCAAACAATCACGATTCATTAGAGGACTATCAAAGAACATTAAAGTATGCTTACTTGTACGCAAAAACAGTTACATTAGGTAAAACCCACTGGTCGGATACTAATAGGGTTATGTTACGTAACCGAAGAATCGGTTGTTCAGTTAGTGGCGTTGCACAATTTATCACAAAACATGGAATGGAAGAGTTAAGGAAATGGTTAGAAGAAGGTTATGATACAATACAAGATTGGGATTGTATTTATTCTGATTGGTTTGCAATACCAAAATCAATTAAAACTACTTCAGTTAAACCAAGTGGCACAGTTTCCCTTTTGGCTGGAGCTACTCCAGGTTTACATTATCCCGAAAGTCGTTTCTATATAAGAAGAATGAGATTATCAAATCAATCTGATTTAATAGAACCTTTAGAAAAAGCTGGATATAAATTAGAGCCAGCATTTGGTTCCGAGGATACTACGATGGTTGTAGAAGTTCCTGTTGATGTCGGTGAGGGGATTAGAACAGCTAAAGAATTGTCAATT